TTAAACAGCTAACACCAGCCATTCTTTACCCCGGTCATCATTATATTTATCGGTCATTGCTTGATTTTTATGTCCGAGCAACGTTTTAGTATCCACTCCTTGTTCTCGATATAACCTTTCTGCCAAGGATCGCTGTTCATGAAATGTAGGTGGGGTGCCGTCTTTCCATTGCAGTCCGCTTTTGTCTCTGGCCGCCGAAAATCCGGTAGTGATTGCATTGCTAGATACTTGGCCGCCTCGTTTAGCCATTGATGTTGTATGGTGATAATGAAGCATGTACGGACTAACGATCATATTTCGACACCGTGCTATAACATCTTGCAGCGTATAACCGACAGACTCACATTTTAGGGTTATGGGTATGGCTATTCTGGTGCCTGTTTTTTCCTGCACGATATGAAGGTGATTATCCCAAACATCGCTAAATTTCATATCAGCGATATCCCCGAGGCGCTGACCAGTAACCAAAGCAAGAAGCATTGCGTTTTGGATATATCCTTGCATATTGGCAGCGGCATTGAATATTGATTCCCATTCATCAAAATTCAAGCGGATACGAGTAACCTTGTTTGTTGGTTGCTTGGTGGCCAGAGCTGGGTTGTAGCCTGGCGGAACCTCTCCGGAGTGCTGAGCTTCTTTATACACATCGATCAGCACCATTCGAACAACCTGCGCCATCCGTTTTTGTCCTTTATCTTTGTACTCTTCTATTACGGAGGCTATATCGCGAGCGCCGACATCAGGAAGGGTTAGCATTCCACAATGACGCCTGAATGCTTCGACTGGCGCATTTTTTTGCTTGAGCGTGTTGAGTTTTATTTCTTCACTGTCGTAACGTTCTTGCTGTATAGCCAGGTAACGATCTAACCAAGTGTTAACTGTTATCGCTTTACCTATCTTGAGGCTGATCTCATCCCTTGCCTTAAGCAATTGGCCCATTTGTTGGTTGGCAAAACGGCTATTAGCCTCAATAGCGATAGCTTTTGCCGCAGACTCATCATCACCTAACCCATGAAATTTACGGGTGATAGGGTGCTTGTAACGCCAGTACACCTTTTTTGTTCTGGCGTCTGTGTAGCACGATAGACCTGGTACATTTATATTGTACTTACGAGGTCTGGCCATCTTCCATTATCCTCTTCAAGCGTGGATCATCGTCTTTCTTCACTACTGGCTTGACTGTTATTCCGACAAATCGGGCACTCTTGTCAACCCGCCAGCACCTGCCAGCCTTAAAGGGCGGCGGTGATATCATGCCATGTTGTGCATATTTTAGTAACGTTGGATAGCTGGGGATCGGCTCATCAAACTCCTCGGCGGCCCATACTTCCAAGGTCTGAGTTCTAGCCATAATTAGCCGCCTTGCAAAACGCTTCAAACCGTTGGCGGCTAGTCATTGGCGCATACCTCCATCATGAAATCAGTGATAGTTGCTTTACCTATCATGGCCCACAAGTGCCAATGATCGTAGCAATCGCCTTCGTCCTCCGCTTCGGTAACCCGCTCGAATGGTTCGCCGTTCCACTTGCCTGTACATTTGAATTTCATATCACACCGCCCCTATAGCCTGTTGAACCACTCGATAGCCCTTTTTACGGGGCTTCTTAACCGACTTAAAACTTACTGGTGCTACCTTTGGTCGGGCTGGTGGTGCTTCATTTATCCCGTTCCGGATCCGGTACTTTGCTTTGGCTAACCAGTTGAGGTATTTCGTCCAGTCACATCCATCGTCAACAATCACAGTGGCCCGCACTTGGGTATCATGGATATCAGCTTGCTTACCCATTAGTGGCCCCCTTTCGATAACCAGCGTCATATAGCATCTCAAGGTACTGTTGAACGCTGGTGGTATCAGGCGCATTGACGTACATGACGTGCATTTCATCAACCGCGATATCTCTGTCGGTGGCTTCTTGCACTGCGATGCTTTCATCCAAGCGATAACCGGCTGCCAATACCGCCTTAACAATTCCGTTTGGCTGAATGTCTTCCCAGTAGCTCCCTTCAACCACCTGGTTGAGTTCAAATTTAAGTACCTGATCCAATGTTCCTGGCCAGACCTCTGGAGGTAGAAAATCCATGCAGTGGTTACCGATAATGTTCATCGTTAAATCAGTAATTTCATCCTCACTGCGTTCTGGTTTACGGTAGTGGGCCGCCCAGATAGCGGTTGTGATATCACCCGGATCACTGCCAGCCGCTTTAATGATGCTTGCCAGTTGGGCAATGCTTTGCGGCACAGGTGGGCTGCAAGCATTGCTATTGGCGGGAACTGGTGCGACAACCCCCTTGCCCGGTTCGTGCGACTCAGCGCTTAACATTTTACTGTCTGACACCGTGACCTGCTCGGAGGTATGCCCGGAAGGAGCCGCGCCACGCAAGGCCTTAGAGCCATTTGTGCAGCTATCAACAGAATGCCACACTGCTAAAGGAGATGATTTATCGCTCATTGCGCACCCCCTGCCACCGTAGAACCAATGTCAGAACCCATGCTTTCCCATATTTCACGGCCGTCTTGCGTCAGGTTGTTACCATCCAGACACTTAGTTAGCATCTCAATTGCTATTTTTTCCCACTGCAATAAATACAGCTTTAAGGCTTCCAGATAGTAGGCATCAACCAAAGAACGAACCCCTGACACGCCACCGACAATTTCAATTCGAAGGGGAAAATCACCAGCATCCACAATGAAGAAATCACCGCCGTTCTGTTGCTTCACTTGGTCATATATCGCGGCTGAATACTGGTTAGCCAGCGCGTTGAGTCGGAAATTTTTAGTGATGATTTTCATTATCCAATCTCCGGAAAGTCATTTATCCCTGCCCGGATCGGCATCACTACAAACTGAGGATTGCCAAACATGGTGCAAATTGACTTGTCGAACAGGAACCGACAGCTGGTTATTTTTCCGGACGGAGCCAGCTTCACGGGTATGATTTTTCGCTCACGGCAAAACATTTTGGACGGATAGGACATAAACTCCCCCTGGATTGCCGGGATAAAACTATTGTCAATAGTGGTTGGGATAACCCGATCCATATCAGGGAAGCGACCATCAAGCAGCCTGATAGCTGTAAAGCCGATGCGCTGGCCGGTAATGTCGCGGTGAACGGCTAGCGGATATTTATTGAATACCAGTTCTGTTGTGTAGGCCTTAGCTGGCACCGCGCCGTCAAATTTCACGATGATGTTTTTGCGTGTATTGATGCCGTGTTCCATGCGCAGGGCTACATGACCGTTTGTTGCCTCGATATATTTCGGCATGATGTGTACCCCTTCGAGGTAGTAGCGAGGGTCATTTTTAGCGACACATACGAGTGCGGCACGGAGTAGGCGGGTTTGAATCATCATTATTCTGCCTCCCCATTGTCGCTTTCAGATATCAAACGCAACGCAAAGCCACCGAACTCCGGGTGTTGCCATCGCTTCAGCTTTTTAGTGGGCGGTATTGACTCATCAAGCAATTTTTGAGCGGCAGCCATAAAGGATTCACGATTGACCAGCAAGCATCCACGATCACCGTTGGTCAGGCGGGTAGGTAAGTTGGAGAATGTAACCAGTCGGCGGCAAGTAGCGCCAGACAACCCACAGGCCCACGACAGATGCGATACAAGGGCGTATTCAGATTGGGCGCTATCCGGCTTATTGTGGCTGACCTGTAAGGCTTCTGGCGCAGGTGGTGCGATAGCTGCAACCGGTTCAACGACCGGCTGATACTTCTGAATGCCAACAATATCGATCACCGCTTTCATGGTTGCCGATGCGGTTGCTTCTGCCACAACGCGGGCCAGAGAAAGAATGTCATTGTTCATGGATATTCCCGGCTGAGATTCCACTGAACTGATAGGGGCTGATTGTTGCGTTCCATAACTGCCGGTCTGAAAAATGGAGGGAAGCACATCTTCACAAACCCAATCTTGGAGGCGTTCGGCTGAAGGGAGACTGCTACGCATGATGAGACGGAATACATCTGCTTGCCCTGCAAGTTGTACTCCCCGGAGATTTTCACCTAAACCCAATTCTCGCGCATCACTATAATTAAGTTTAATCAGTGACTTACAATGCGTAGCTAATGCATCGGCGGGATTGGCATAGCCGAGCGACTTTGCCATTTCTACCGCTAAAATGACTGGTTTACCCTCAAGCAACATGCCACTGAGTGAAACGCCCAAATCAGGTGAACTAAATTTCATTAATTTATTGGTCATTATTTCTTATCCTTCTGCGAGTTGTAGCGTTCATGGCTCATTGCTTCCCAGTGCTGCCCACCGTCTTTCGACAGAAGCCGCCAGCGATGGGTAATGCGTAAAGACAGATAGCCGTGTTGATAGGTGCGGCGAGGGTGAACACCCCCACGGCGGTACCGGTTTAAAATCTGAGTGGCCCCGATGTAGATCCGAAGCGGGATGCGGCTTCCTGATAAGGTCACTTTACCTTTCCTTTTGCCTTTGCCATTTCGGCAATATTTTTAACAATGGCATTCATGAAATCCTTTCCCACTTCGGTAAGGTGATCGCCACTTTTAGATAAAAAACTGTCATAGGCATTAATGATGTGTTCCGCAGCTTCGAGCCGTTTGTATTCCCCATGAACTTCTGTTTCGAAATCTATTAAGGCTTCAATCAGGACTCTCTCGGATAATTCCACGGTATACATGCCGCCATCTTTCAAACTGACAATGACGCAATGGCTATTGGTTTTGCGCATCATTGATTCGAGTTTTGCGTCAACGATGTGCTTGCGTCTCTTATTAATTAATTCAATGTTGCTCATATTCGAATTGCCTTTTTTCTGGCCTTTAGGTGTAGGAAGTCCTAACCCGAAGGCCATAGTTAATATTATATTTGCGATTACTTAATTAATAAGGCTTGGTTTGTTAGTGACTCCTTATTTCTTGACTGTAAATAACGCGCCCTATAATCATAAGGTCTAATCGCTCATTACTTGGAATTTCCCATGTTTCGTAAAACCGGCTAGTTGGTATTACTCTTATATTATCCTTTACGAACTGGAGTCGCTTAATCATGAAAATACCGTCAAGAAAGAAAGCAAATATTCCATCTTCAAAATAACGAATTGGTGTTGTATCTATAATGACCTTATCGCGACACTCAATTTCACCTGTCATTGTGTCGTCGGGCATTACTACCATGAATTTGTTTTGCTCGATTGGAGTAAACAGGTTTAGGTTATAAGCTTTGCCATGCTTGCTAACCGGTGCGTTAAAGTTATGCGGGGCGCACATAGATAAATTATTCATTTTTTGCCGCCCTTATATTTCGCATAGCCGTAATCTGCTGGTTCACTATTAGCTGCGATCATCACTTCTGGAACGCCGTCTAATAACGTCATGATTGCGCCGATCTTGTCAGTGATATCGTTCTTGCTGCTGGTGGCGAGTTCAAGCCACATTGCTAAAACCGCTTGTGCTTGTTTTACCTGACAGGTGGCATCTTCCAATTGATTAGATTTCATGGTCAACTCCTTCCGGCGCAGCACGTCCAGCCATGGTTTTAGCGTAATCAGCGCAGTAGCTAATAATGGTTTCTGCCAATTGAGCACCTTCGCCGGGGTCAAGACTGAACCGTTCCGCAGCTTCCAAATACAGTGCGATATCACTCAGTACATCAGTCAATGATTGAGTCATACATGGGTTATCTTTATTCATGGTTGGACTCATGTGTTTTACTCGCCCCAGTTGCGGCAAGACCCATAACAAAGCTTGTTATTTCTGCTGCTATATGTTCGCCATCGCCGCCGTGAATACGAAGCCGTTCTGCTGCATCTAATAAATTAGCGATATCATCAAAGATGCTTGCTAACTCCAGAGCGTTTTTATTAGTCATGATTAGCCACCCGCTGCGCTTGTTCTTCTCGTAACCACCCGCCAGCATGACCCGTTAGTTTTGCTAATAGGCTTGCAATGGCTGAGACGTCACCACTCTGTAATTCATGGGGATAGCTCTCAAGCAAGAGACAAACTAACTCAGCCTGATACGCCATTTTTTCTGCTTTCTCTAATGTGATTTCATGCGCCATGATTCACCTCACGAGGTTGATCCATTTCAATAGCTACAGCGTCAGGCAACCCATCAAGAATAGTAAGTACGGCGTCAACCATATCTGGATAACTACCATCATCAGTGGTCATAGTCTCACGCCAAAAAGATAATATTGTCTGAGCCTGCTGGATGCGGCACATCACATCATCCAGAGTAATTTGTTTTATGGTCATGCCATTTTCTCCAGAGCAGGAATGCGACCAGCAAATGAAATAACGTAATCACGAATTAATTGTTGCCGCGCTTCGCTATAGCTGCTGGCGGTTACACGCATCATTACTGGTTTGGCTTTAACGTCAGAGCGCTTAATGGTTGCAAAGATGAATACCGTTAAGATAGAATCCGCTTCAACCTTATCAAGACCGTCGCAGGCACTATTTAAGGCTAGGCTCTGGTGTTTGACTGGAATCGCCACCAGAGCCGAATTAACACGATTAGATAAGTTATTCATGGTTTAGCCTCTGATTTAACTTCAACCATTAAATCTTCAAGATATTTGCGAAGTTCAATTAATTTACAAAAGGCTAAGTTTGATAGTTCAAATTCATCTTCTTCGCTATCACCATCAAATGAAGCCCTTAATAAAACCTCACCCTGATATGCCATTATTTTGGCATTCTCAATTTTTGTTTTTAGGCTTGACACGGTTACCCCCAAAAATTAAACAATACGTTTCGCTCTGACTTATTACTTCCCTTGCCTCATTGTTAGCAGATTTTAAGTCTTCAAAAATATCGATAAGCACATAGTGGTTACCGTTTCTTTTATAAAGAGCTCGAGTTATTTTAGGTGAAAATTCTGTTTCCAATAAAAATTGCCCGCAGCTAGATTCATTATTTATGCGTTTAATTAACTGGTAATCTAAAACCTTAGCCTTTTGTTTAACGCTGCCGGTAATACTTGCTGTCAATTGACTTAGACTATCCATCTTAACCCTCGGGTTTGTCTGCTGCGTGTTGATGAGTTAAAGATAAGGCAATAAAATACTTAATGCAATACACAAAGTTATAAAATATAGCTAATATTATATATGGCATTGAAATAAAAGAATAAATGCTAGGAGTTTTATTATAACTTTCTGTATTGCTCGGATTTTAGGCGAAAAAAAACCGACCATCAGATCGGTTTTTAGGTGTTTGCAGTGGTTCTATAGCAAAACTGAGTACCAGAAAACACGGCCCATAATTTCTAGATCGCGCTCATTGACGTTCTCATCTGCATACTCATCACGGTTATAGCTACGAATCACGACTATCCCTCCAGGGCGACGGTATAGCTGTTTGATTCGTTTCATTCCATCGGTGGCTATGGCGTATAATTTACCATCAATAATCGTTTTGTTGGCGCAATCAATAGCCACTGTGGTTCCATCTGGTATAACTGGCTCCATGCTGTTTCCACGGGCAGGGAAGCAAATTACATTCTCTTTCATGGCACCAACTCGACGCAAGGTTGCCTTAGAGAAGCGTATTTTATACCCATTATAGTCTTCATCACAGAAGCTACCATCACCTGCAGCAAGCTCTATATCCTTCAAGAATGGGACTTCGACTTCATCATCATCTAATGGGGTGTCGCTATCCCACACATCAACACTCTTCCATTCGCTAACTGGTGGGATTGATTCCTCATTTTTCCGTATGCCGCCTTCTAAATTTCGCATATCTCCCACTCCAGATAACAACCATTCCGGTTGCACCTTAAGAGCCTTTGCAATTTCAATAATTCTCCTACTGGTGTTTGTTTTTCCTGTCAATAGGCGATTGATAGCTGGCTGTGAAACGCCAACTTTGATTGCTAGTTCTGCCTGAGATATTTGCTCGGCATCCATTGCCTGCTGAAGGCGCTCTGCGAATGTATTTTTCATAACCTCAATCTATACCTTTTGTTATAAATCCTCAAATACATTAAGTTATTGCAATAAGTTATACAAGCGCATATTATTTGAGTTAAATATAACTTTTGGAATTAACCATGAATTGCCATATTCAAACTGCCATTGAGATTCTAGGAGGGCAAGCGGCTTTAGCGCGAGCCTGTGGTGTATCTCAGCCTGCGGTTTTCCGTTGGCTGCATGGTCGCCGAGTAAAAGCTGATCATGTTATGTCAATTGTAAAAGCAACAAATGGAGCGGTAAAGGCTCACCAAATCCGCCCTGACTTACCTGATACGTTCCCACACCCCGCTCAAGACTAACCCACAACAGGAAGGTAGTGATGAATAACCTAATTAGCAATAAACCATCAATGACCAGTCTTGATATCGCCGATTTAGCCAAAAGTCGCCATGCCGATGTGAAGCGCAGCATTGGGCGACTCAGTGATCGTGGAGTTATCCAACTCCCGCCAGTGGCTAAAGTTGAGGATAAACAATCAAATAGCCCCAACCGCTTTACTGATGTCTACCATTTCGAAGGCGACCAAGGCAAGCGTGACAGCATCGTTGTTGTTGCTCAACTCTGCCCTGAGTTCACCGCCCGTCTGGTCGATCGCTGGCGTGAGCTGGAAGAAGAACGTTGCCGCCCAAAATCACAGGCTGAACTTATCGCGGCTATGGCTATGGCTAACCTCGAGCAAGAGCGCCGCCTGAACCATGTTGAGGATCGGGTGGTAGCTGTTACCGAAACCATCGAGAAAATCAAACGTGGTTCGATTCCGGTTGGCTGGGTGGGTTATTCACTGCTCAAGACCAAATCCGGCATGAGCGTCCCCAAGTGCAAGAACCTTGTTAATGCGTGCCGAATCCCCACAGACACCATCACCATCATGACACCTGACGGTCAGCCCCGTCCGATGGCTATCGTCTTGGAAGCTGATTTCATGGAAGCATTTCGCAAGATGATGTCCGAAGCAGAACCCCGTGGCACTCGTTGGTATCACCCGAAAATGGGCCTGTTTCAAGCTATTGGCTGGGCCTAACCCATGACTCCTGAACTACAAGCGGTGTTTTGCGAAAACAAGCAGTCCGTCTATCGCGCTGAGCACATCAGGAATGGATCTAGTGGTGACCGGAGTGCCGTCAAGCATACCTCGGCTTTCGTACGGAGCCATGGCGGTAAAGTATTTTTCTTTAGCCTGCTGGTATGCGCCTTGCTCCCGATCGGGCAGGTGGAGGCTGAGGTCATTAAAGTTGATGGGGATCTTGCTACTTCTGACATCTTCACTCTTGAACCTTTCGCGCTCCTTCATGAGGAAAAGCTCGATCGGGTCAGACACGGCGTTAAAGTCTTTTCGCCGATCTCTCCAGAGACTGAAGCTATGTCCCGCCCAGGCACCGACAGCAAGAGAGGCCCCAGTCCAGATGAGGGTGATTATCACAGTGTACTGATTAAAAAATTGGATGAAGGTCATGGTGGATTTCCTGTTCCTCAGTTAATTCCAAGCATCGTGCTTCTGCTGGTCGTTGTAGGTTTTTGCCTTTCTGTTGGGAGTAAGTCCTCAGAGCGCCTTTGTGAAAATGACCGGCGCTACAGAAAGCTACACAAGCTTAAAGCTAAACGCTTTTACCGTAAACACGGTGATAGTCCAGGCGCTCACTACAAGCGGCCATGTCGCACGTTCTGCCAGTGGTTTTGGCGGTTCTAAGTGGGGTTATGTGAGTGATGAAAATATCGAGTTACTTAACCGCCAATATCGAGATAAGCGCGGCGTTATGGTTAGCGTTACCGGATTCGACAGGGTAAATCAGCGGGTTATTTTTGAGCGTAAAAACTACCCATACCCATGTTGCGAGCCGGTTTGGAAGTTTCAGAAGTATTACACGAGGGTGGATGTATGAGTATGGATCTGATGGTTAAAGCCTTCAAGATTCCCGTAGGTAATCCATTACGGAAGCTGATCCTGGTTAAGTTGGCAGATAACGCCAATGACCAAGGTGAGTGCTGGCCGTCCTACGGAAACATTGCCCATTTATGCGAGTGCAGCAAGAGTGCGGTTAAAAGTCATATCACTGCGCTCATAGAAATGGGAATAGTGAAAAAAGAGAACCGGCTGGGCGTGAATAACGGGAAAGGCAATACCTCAAATGTATATTACCTGAATATTTCCAATGAAATACCTGTGCCGCCAAAAAGCATAGCCCCTGTGCCGTCAGAAAGCACCCCTATGTTTTCTGGTGACCTACCTGTGCCGCCAAAAAGCATAGCCCCTGTGCCGTCAGAAAGCACCAGAATCAGTCATTCTTTTGAACCAGTCATTGAATCAGTCATTGAACCTAATAACACACTTGCACCATCTGGCGATGATGCCCCTGCTAAGCGAAGTAAAAATAATTCTATTAAAAACGATTATTCACCAGAATTCGAAACAGCATGGGCCAGCTACCCAAAACGCGAAGGGAGCAATTCCAAGCCCGCCGCGATCAAGTGCTGGAATGCCCGAATCAAAGAGGGCGTAACCAGTGAGGTTTTATTGGCAGGGGTGGAGCGCTACGCCAAGTTCTGCCAAGCCAAGGGCCAGACCAACACCGCATACGTCATGCAAGCTACACGCTTCTTTGGCACCGGCTGTGAGTATGAAAATCTGTGGTCATCCATGGCACCACAACCCGCCAACAACCAAAAACAAAGCACACATGCCGGGTTCGCCAATCGCGATTACGGCGCTACCACGGCCCCATTCATGGAGAGGTTTAGCAAATGATCAACGGTATGCCTACGCTCTGGGAGCAATCCATGAGGGAACTGAACAGCAAAGCCCGTGACCTTGAAGCAGAATTGAGTTTTTCCTCTGGCATTATCGCCAGTGAGGATCGCCATTTCACCCGAGGTTTTGATGAAACCCAAAATTGCCCTACACACGGTAATTACACCAGCATTGGCCTAACCTGCCAGTTTTCGGATCGCGTTGTTGAGCGCCGCTCTCGTTGCCCTGACTGTATTTCGGATGAAATTAATCAGGTGGGCGGGCAAATCCAAGATATGCGGATCAAGCGACTGACCGCCGAGGCCCATATCAGCCCACGGTTTGAGCATTGTAATTTTGATAACTATCAGCCCGTCAACGAGAAAGCCGCCAGCAACCTTGAGGTTTGCAAGAGCTACGTCAGTCACTGGCCGCAGGTGAAAGAGTCAGGCACCGGTTTGCTGCTTTGTGGTTCGTGCGGAACAGGTAAGAACCATCTGGCGGTTGCCATGACCAAATACATCATAACCGAGCATCAGGATAGCGTTCTGCTGACATCAGTCATGCGTATTACTCGCGCCATCAAGCGCACGTGGCAGAAAGACGCAGAACAAACCGAGGATGATATCTACCACCTGTACAGCACCCTGGACTTGCTGATTATTGATGAGGTGGGTGTCCAGTTCGGCAGCGAAGCGGAAAAGCTGATCCTGTTCGAAATCATCAATACCCGATATGAAAATTTCAGGCCAACCATTCTGATCAGCAACTTAGCGGAACGGCAAGTTGCCGGTGCCGGTGGCTTATCCACTTCCAAACTTAAATCACCAGGACAATTGGAAGATGAGGATTGGGCCAGAATATCAGCTGGTATCGGTCGCATGATCAATCGGCCTATTTGGGTTATTGACGCTAGCGAATTAACCCTTGAACAAATCAAGCAATCAGCAATTGCCCATAAGCGCAAGCACCCTGAATTGGCTGCTGTCTTTGTTGATTACCTTGGGCTGATATCCGTTAACGAGCGCCAGCGCCATGATATTGCAGTGGGTGAAGTATCCAGTGGTCTTAAGGCATTAGCCAAGCGCAATAAAACCCCCGTAATAGCATTAAGCCAGTTATCCCGAGGCGTAGAGCAGCGCATGAACAAGCGCCCCGTGAATGCTGATTTGAAAGACTCAGGCAGCATTGAGGCTGACGCTGATCTAATCATGATGTTGTATCGCGATGAGCTTTATGACGAGAACAGCCTCGCCAAAGGTATTGCAGAAATCAATCTGACCAAAAACCGCAACGGGCCGCAGGGGACAATTTACCGCCAATTCCGTTACGGGCATTTTATGCCAATGGATCAGGAGGAAGCAGCCAAGCGCTGCCAGACACAACCAGAACAAAAGACTCGCAAGTATTCCGGTATGCACAAAATTTAAAGAAGAGGGCGGCATAGTGAAATTAGAATCAGCAATTAAGCAGTTCAGCGCCAAGAGCCAGATGATTACAGATTCACCCCGCGCTACCTCTTCCGATTCACTCAAAGGGCCAGATATGGCCGCCGCAATGGGAATGGTTGAGGCTCGGGCCAGTTTCGGCATGGCTGCATATTTGGGTAAGGTCGGCATCAGCAAAGAGGACCGGATTAGAACTGTCGAACAGCTTACCCAATTCGCCATGAAGAACGCTCCGAAGCATGTCGGTAAAGCATCGGGCCGCCGAATGGCTCAATGCATGGTTATCTTGTCTAAATTTGCCTACGAGGAATACAGCAGTTCAGCGGCGGCTACCACCACATGTAAACACTGCAAGGGGAAGAGGTTGATTTACAGTATTCAAAAAGTGGTTAAACACCCCGGATGCGGTGAGAAAACAGATGCATGGATAGAGGAAGAGCTGGTGGGCGAATTGTGCAACCCATGCAACGGAAAGGGCAAAATCTCTATTCGCTGCCGCTGTAATGGTACCGGCAAGGTGCGCGACCTTGAAAAATCCAAACGGATTGGCGCGCCAGTTGAGAAAGAGTGTGAGCGGTGCTCTGGAATTGGATACAAACGGACACCCTCAACAACGGCTTACAAAGCGATTACAGCGCTGCTTCCTGAACTCACCCAATCATCTTGGTCGCGTAACTGGAAGCCGTTCTATGCGTCGCTGGTGGCTAAATGTGATATCGAAGAGAGCTATGCAGAATCTGAATTTCAGAAAATCACACGATAGCGGCACGATTGGTACTGATGGCGACATGATTTATACATATCGCTTGCGTTTTGCATAAAGTTGGCGTAGATTCTGTAAATAGTGGCATATCTCGCATGTAACCCACCACGAAAAATAAAGACCTCGCTTCGGCGGGGTTTTGTCGTTTATAGGGTATGCGGTCAGCACGTGGTAGGTGCTGACGCCGGAACCGTAACCGGCTTCAATAAAAAAAACCGCCTGACCTTTTGAGTCATGCGGTTATCTTTTTAGCACTCGTTAGAAATGGGCGACCCCGGTATGTATCAGCATATCAGGGCCATTACACCCATGTTTCCGGTCATGAGTATAACCAAGGCCCACCCTGCTAACGTCAGCGGTGGTATCCTAACGGAATACTGTATATATGACCATTAAAAAGTTAAGTTACAAAAACGCATCCCGCGCCGTGGGTAAGCCTGAACCTATAGTTTATGGTGGTGTAACGGTGGGATACGGATGTTCAGATCTACATGTCGCTACAATCCCTGCCTGGTTGGCCCGTCTCGTTATTATCCATTTTCATTACAGCAAACGCATAGTGAACAACTCCTATCTGCACCTGGGGATCTTCTCCGGGCGTGATCTGGTTGGCGTCATGCAGTGGGGCTATGCAATGAACCCTAGCAGCGGCGGTCGAGTGGTTGAAGGAACCAGCAACCGGCAATACATGGAGCTAAACCGCCTGTGGGTGCATGACGACATGCTGAAGAATACCGAGTCGCGGGCAATCAGTTACGCACTCAAAACAATCAAATTGCTTCACCCTGGTGTTGAGTGGGTGCAGACATTTGCTGATGAACGGTGCGGTCGTTTCGGTGTGGTGTATCAGGCTAGCAACTTTGATTATGTGGGTAGCCATCAAAGCACGTTTTATGAATTAGACGGCGAGTGGTATCACAAGATCGCTTTAACGACTAAGTCCAGCAAAGTGGGGGCACGCGGCTTACATCTACAAGCCAATATTCACCGGGCAACAGCGCATAAATTTACGCAGTTCCGCTATATCAAGTTTCTGAATAAACGAGCCCGAAAGCGTCTCAATACTAAATTATTCAAGTCCCTTCCTTATCCAAAGCCGGGAGGGGAAAACACATAAAGCTGCCAAATCTGGTGGCTTTTTTTTATCACAGTACCTGACGTACGCGCAGGGAAAGGATTCCCCGGATGGGGGGTGGATATGAAAATGCACAGGTCACCAGACATTTGGAGTCTGATCATTACGTGGATCGGAGAGCATCGCGGCGAACTCATTAGCGCTGGGTTGGCTGCAATTATGGCAATTTTGCGCGGTATGTACGCGGGCGGGGGGCGGACGCAAGTCATGCTTGATGCTGCTATGTGCTCACTCATTGCCTGGTTTATTGAAGACGTACTAACGATGTTCGGCGTAGAGCCGGGCTGGACATTAATACTTAGCGTATTTATCGGATATATGGGTACTGATTATATTGGGTCGGTACTTAAACGCATTGTTGGCAGCAAGACAGGGGGCAGCAATGAAAATCAGTAATTTTCGTTTCAGTGCTCGCAGTGACAATAATCTCAAGGGTGTTAATGCTGACCTGGTGAAAGTGGTGCGCCGCGCGCTGGAACTATCAACGGTTGATTTCGGTGTGATTGAAGGATTGCGCACCGTAGAACGGCAAAAAGAGCTGGTGGCCACTGGCAAGAGCCAGACCATGAACAGCCGCCATATTACCGGCCACGCTATTGATCTGTTACCCACCGGTGCTGACTGGAATGATTATAAATGCTGGTTGCCGGTATTGGATGCCATGCATCGCGCTGGTAAAGAGTTAGGCGTTAAGCTGCGTTTCGGTATCAGTTGGACGGATAACCCGAATGATAAGCCCGCTAAGTTCCTTGATGGGCCACACATTGAGATACCAGCATGAAAATAAAATTTGAGCTATCAACAGCGCATTTTGCAGAGGATCTGAGGCCGTCACACGGGCCACAAAAATGGCCGTGGTGGCGCTTATTTTCAATTAGCGTTGTTCGCCAAGAGATTCACCGGCCATCAACCGGGCGCAGGATGTGGCTTTATACGCGTTGGGGGGCTGGGTATATGGGCATCATTTTAGACCGGCGAGCATCATGACGACAATCACACGATATGGCCTAGCCGGTATGCTGCTGGTAGTCATTGCATCAGTCCTGCAATTTGGCCTGACCTATTACCAGGGCCGAATAACAACTCTTCAGCGTGACGTGGCAGAAATAACAGCAGTAGCCAGGCAACAACAAACCACCCTCGACCAGATAGAGGTCCAGCGCCAAGCCGTAGCCGCTATTGATATCAAATACACCAAGGAGCTGGCAGATGCCAAATCTGAAAACGAGCGCCTTCGTGCTGATATCGCTAATGGCACTAAGCGGTTGCAGCTCAACGCCACATGTTCAAAACCAGTGCCCAAAACCACCGGCCCCGCCAGCGTCCCTGATGATGCCAGCGCCAGACTTACTAACGCCGCTGAACGGGATTATCTCAGTCTCCGCGAGCGTATCGGAATTGCCACAATGCTACCGCCTGTTTCCCACCGCTCACCTTGAGCATTAACGGGCTGGTGGCATTTTATTTAATTCTGAAATCGGTGAGTGGCCAACGAGAAAAACAGCATAAACACGCTGTATTGATATCGAGTGGTCTTTAAAATTCACGGGGTTTAACCCTAAATCCAAAATTCATCTAGCAGGAAATTCTAAAATGAGTAATGCGCGCACCTTTAAGACTGCAAATGAAGTGGTTGAACGCCTTAAGGACTATGGTTTCACTGATGAGTACGGACACAAGCTAGAGACGTGCGTGGAGTTCTTTGCGTTGGCGAATATGCTGACTACAGTTGACGATATTGATAAGCGGAATGACTCGCGGCGAATCAAGTGTTACCAGGTGGAGATTTACAATGGTGATTTACAGCTAGTTAAGGGTTTTAGTAAGAGCAAATGTTTGGATGCGGAAAATGGCTTCTTCCTCATTGACACTGAAGAAGACGGCATTTCATTGTTAGCCATAAGAGTGAGTGATTGTACTCATTACAAGGCATCGCCAATTTACGAGAGGGCGGCCCGTTAATTTACGAAAAAGTGATAACAGGGAGTCGAAATGACGCTTACAGAAGAACAGAAGGCGCTTTTCGATGCCCTGACGCAGTTACAGAAGAAATTCGTTACTCACATACTGAAAGGCAAGAACCAAACGCAGGCCTACAGAAAGGCGGGTGGCAAGGCGAAGACATCAGATTCGGCTAATGTGTCTGCAAACCAGATCTTTAATAATCTTAAGGTTCAAGCCTTCCTCCAGTCCGTACAGTACGAAACAGTTAACGAAGCCATCATGACCTACACGGAAGCGATGGAACGACTAACGCTGATGGGGCGCACGACAATTCATGACATCGCCACGTTCGGTAATTATCAGATTGGCGAGGACGAGGAAGGGCAACCGGTCTTTCAGGCGTCGTGGAAATTTAAGGACTCCAAGAATATTAAGCCCGAACACCTGGCCGCCGTCGCTGAATTATCCACTGGCAAGGATGGGCTAAAAATTAAGCTGCATGATCCGAAAGCTGCCATCAAGCAACTGGCTGAAATGCGCGGGTGGGAAGCGCCGAAGAAAGCCGAATTGACCGGCGCGAACGGTGGCCCGATTCAAACGTCAAACCTAACACCTGATGAAGCCGCCGAGGCATATCGTAAGCTGATGGGGTAATTTTGGTAAACGTCCAGAAATAGCCGGTTCGACGAGTAAAACCTCTATGCAAAATATAGGTTAATTTATGCATCATTTATGCACTCGATTTTCTGACATTCCGCACAGTTAACCCTGACAAATAAGCCTTTCGATTCATTATGTTGATGAGTGCTATACGCTCGGTGCGTGTAACATCCCTTATGTTAAATAGAGTCCAAAAAAGCATATTTACAGGGGGATGCAATAGAAAGGAATAAACCCCGCCGAAACGGGGTCACAAGCAGCAACAGGAGAAGGGTTACGCTAATTTCTGTAATTCTTTACGTGCTGCTTCGGCTAGAAAATTACTCCGGCTGGCGTACTCTGGACGCACCTTAACAATGGTATCGATTTGATGGATCAGCCGGTGAGGAAGAGTGACGTTAATCCGCTCGGCTTTTCCGTCATATTTTGACATATCAATACTCACGTTATACCACTGGCCGCCGTCACTGTAATTGCTCGGATTGGTGTGGTAGTGGAAAGGCATATCATGCGCCTCGGGTATCTCAATACCCTCAGACACCAACGCCTCAAAGTGCGCCTCCAGGGCGCTTGATGCCTCTGCAAATAAATCCTCTCCGGCATCAATGGCAAAAATACAGCCTTTGACGTCAGGGAAATAACCGCTTGCCGAGCCATCACTATCGACATGAACGTATGCGGGATAGATAGCCATATAAAACTCCTGCGTTGCTTGATAGCGCCCCGGAGGGCGCTTTGTTAACTAAGGTTTGCATCTTTCAGAATTTGCCGGAGGGTTCCCGGTTTAATGTCCTTCTTTGGATGCGGTACTGTTATGACTGCCGCGAAATCAGGATGTTTGAATTGATGATGACTGCCTTTAACTCTCATCAACTTCCAACCATTTGCTTCGAGTCGTTTTATCAGCTCCGAACTTTTCACCCTAACTCCTTGTTATTTGCTGATGTGATTAATATACACACCATACACACCAATTGCAATATTTTGTGTGTATGGTGCGTATATTTTCCATGGAGAAACACCGTGCCATTACCGTTCCCGTTTGACTTCAAGAACCCGGATTACACTCAGGTTTTTGAGTGGAGAATGGAGCGACTACAACGCATACGTCAACAGCCTGAATTGCTGCCAGCCATGCGAGCGTTCTACCGCAATAACCCAGCGCAGTTCATTATCGATTGGGGTATGACTACAGACCCGCGCAATCTTGACTACGGGTTGCCGGTATCCATCCCATTTCTGCTGTTCCCAAAACAGGAAGAGTGGGTTCATTGGATAATGGATCGACGGCGCAATATGGAGAACGGACTGACTGACAAAAGCCGTGAAATGGGTCTGAGTTGGGTATCAGTCGGACTGAGTTCCACGCTATGCCTGTTCAATAAAGAGATGGTGATTGGGTTCGGTTCACGTAAAGAAGAATACGTAGACAGTACCGGTGACCCCAAGGCCTTGTTTTGGAAGGCCCGCAAATTCATTGAAACTTTACCTGCTGAATTTCGTGGCTCCTGGGATAACAAGAAACACGCACCGTATATGCGGATCGAGTTCCCGGATAGTGGCTCGATAATCAAAGGAGAGGCGGGTGATAACATCGGGCGCGGTGACCGCACTACGATGTATTTTGTTGATGAGTCTGCATTCCTACACGGTGCCACTCAGCAAGATAGCCGCTGATACCGCACAAAGCATGGATTTAACCCTCGATTTTCAGGCATCGGATAAGAATATCAGCAATTACAATTTCACCGGGGCCAGGCTGAAACAGGTTGATAAGCTGGGTAGCGCAGGCAGCTATAACGCTTACATCGATGATGACCGATTGATTATAAAAAACAGAGATGTTCCGCTACTCAATGAGGCCGTCACGCTCAATAAAAATACTGGAATGATTGGCGTTCCCGAGGTCACAGAAGAAGGCGTTAAAGTGAAATACCTGCTTGATCCGTCGAGCCGTCCGGGGGCCAGTTTGACTATCGACAGTGATTTAAACCCTGCCGCTAATGGCACCTTTGTTATTTACAAACTCAGTTATGACATCAGTAACCGAGACACACCTTTTTATCACACGGCGGAATGTCGGAGATTGGGGCTATGGCAGACACTACTTTAACCGATGTTGACCCGGCGTTAACCGGCTCGCTATCTGGCACGTTGGAATACGTTTTCAAGAAAATGTTGCAGGGCATTGATGGACAACTCCCCGCGCAGGTGATCAGCTACGACCGCGCAACCAATCGCGCCACTGTTCAGCCGCTTATCAGTCGTGTGACGACAGCGGGTGAGGCGGTAGAGCGCGGAACGGTTGCCAGTATGCCTGTACTTGCTCTGGGGGCGGTGAGTTCAATATCTCATTTCCACTAAAAGCGGGGGATCGGGGCTGGATAGAAGCCAGCGATAGAGATATTTCTCTTTACCTGCAAACCACCCAGCAATCAAAACCCAACACCTTACGCATGCATGAGTTCTCTGACGGGCGCTTTATTCCGGATGTCTTTGCCGATTATGAATTGCCCGCTGGTCACGACGATTCGCTAGTTATTCAGCATAAATCCGGTCAGACGTGGATCGGCGTAAAAGAAAATGAAATCAGTTTAAAGGTCGGTAGCACTGAATTTACATTAACAGAAGGCAGCATAACCCTGACAGCGGGGGGCAACGCGTTTGTTGTCAGTGCCGAGGGCGCTAAACACAATGGCGTTAACGTTGGCGGTAATCATAAGCACAGTGGCGTACAAGGCGGCAATGATAATACGGGAGGCCCACAATGAATATATTAAGCCTGGCATTAAACGATAAACATCGATTGTATTTAGATGCCGCGGGAAATTTAGCGGTTGTTACTAATCTGTCCGCCTGTTTGCAGAACTGCAAAACAGCGATGCTGGCCCAACGAAATGAAATGATATACGCGATGGATGAGGGTATCCCATATCGCGAAACACTGTGGGACCAATACCGACCCGCACAATTTGAAGCCGCCGCGCGTACTGCAATCAAGTCTATTACCGGCGTGAAGCAAATTACGTCTTTTTCAATATCCCGCACAGGCAATGATTTTTACTATAGCGCGACAATAAAAACCGAGTGGGGAACAGGGGCCATAAACAATGAGCGAGCTTTATAATTACATTGAAGACACTGGCATTGTCATACCCGATACCGCCGATATAAAAACAGCAGTAGAGGCAGAATTTAAAGCGGCGCTAGGTCAACAGATGTCAACCAACCCCGACTCACCGCAAGGCCGCCTGATCAGCGCCGAGGTCAGCGCGCGGCGCGCAGTTGTCATCAATAATGCCACGTTAGCCAATCAAATAAATCCTAATTTTGCCACCGGTATATTTTTAGAGGGCGTTTGTGCGCTATTGGGCATTACGCGAAATAGCCCGGAGAAATCCGTCATACCCAGCGTAACATTGCGCGGCATTCCATTAACGGAGGTTCGGGCAGGTTCAAGGGCCAGATCCCGCACCGGTGATATTTTTGTCAGTGCTAACACCGTGCTTTTAAATAGTGCCGGTATCGCGACAGTAGATTTTATTGCAGACGTTGCAGGGGGGTGAGTTGTGCATCAGGGGCTTTAATCACTGTTATTGATGCTGTGCTCGGATGGGAAACTGTCTTCAATGATTATGCGGCCATCGTCGGTAGCGGAGAGCAAAGCGATGTCGCGTTACGCTCAGAACGTAAATTGAGGCTGGCCAACCAGGGCATATCGACTGTAGAGGCACAAATCAGTGGTTTATATGGCCTCGCCGGTGTTCATTCATTATCGTTTCTTGAAAATATCAGTCATAACTTTGAAACCATTGATGGTATTTATATGAAACCACACAGCGTGTGGGCCTGTGTGCATGGCGGCGTTGATCAAGATATCGCGCGTAGCCTGTTGCAGAATAAAACCGATGGGGCTGCGTGGAACGGCGCAATATCGGTAACAGTGATAGAACCCAACGCCGATATCCCGTACATAGTCCTGTTTGACCGCCCGGCAGAAATCCCCATCACGGTAAAAGTGATTATGCGCAGCGCGCAGGGAACGATGGATCCAAATGTCGTTATTCCCAACGCGTTAATTGCATACGCAATGGGTAATCTGGATGGCGAACGGGGCTTTGTTACTGGCGTTGATGTCAGCCCGTTCGAACTTGCCGGTGCTATCAGCCTGGTTCACCCCGGCTTTTTTGTGCAGCAAGTTTTGATTTCACGCGGTGGCGAAGCGCTGGCCAGCAATGAAATTACAATAATGAAAAATGAAGTCGCTACATTGTCAGAAGAGAACATATCAGTTGTGATTAACGTATAACGAGTTAAAAGCAATATCATTGAATATATAAATCTGCTTCGGCAGTTTTTTTATGGGCGCAATATATGTCAACGCAAATACCTGAAATAAATAGCAGCATGGATTTATTACGTAACATCATTTGGCAATATGACGGTAGCGAAGAAATACAAACGTTAATGCAGAAAAAGGAAGAATGGTACAACCAAGCGCATGCCGAATTTTGGAATAACTGGTTCACTGATGTTTTTGATTTACGTACAGCGAATGATTTTGGCTTAAGTGTATGGGCTTTAATTCTTGGTGTTAATTTATTTATTCCTGAATGCCCTAATGTGGTTTTAACCACTGAACAAAAACGCCTGGTATGCAGACTGCGTTATTATCAATTAATTACGCGTTGCACCATTCCCGAAGTTAACGAGATCATGATGGATATGTTCGCGACTGACAGCGGCAAAGCTTACGCGCTCGATCCTAACGATATGTCGTCAATCATGTATGTATTCACTGAACAGCCAGCCAGCGCTGTAGCGTTGATACTGACCAAATATGACTTATTACCGCGTCCTGCAACCGTGGGCCTAAAGTTTCGTGTTATTCGCTATATTCCCTTTGGTTTCGGTCAATACTATCAAAACTTTGAACATGCCGGGTTTTGGGATGGCGGCGAACTGATTAATTACGGATGGCGCATTAACTTATTTTTTGACAATGATAGCGGCGTACTGCACGGGCAAATAGCATCATCTGACAGTACGATAGATTTATCGGGTATTGACGTCACGCTGTACTACACAAAATCAACGGGTGAGACATTTACACGTGAAGTCACGACGACTGCTGACGGGTTATTTACGGACCTTGTAAGTCGATCAGGGGCTTACTCTGTCATTGCAAAGACACAGATATTTACGCCAACTTGCACAGTAGATAATGTTGAATCAAGAAGCTACACGTTCACGTACTTAATTAGCGGTGCTGATGTGATGCTTAAGATTTACAACCCTGAAGCGCCGTTATTTAAATTAAACGACATCGGGGAGGTAATCACGATTGATTACGGCGATGGTGTAGACAGTGATGATTATCGTGTTGATAGCCAGGGATTGGTTTATGCAACTCGCGCGTTGACTGCGGGGGTTACGTATAGAATAACCATAAAGCGTAGTAATAGCTGCATGTTTTATCATTCATCACTGGCGTTTGAAAATAAAGTAATAGAAGTCATTAGCGTGTCTGGCAGCCGTCAGAGTATGACTAACTCATTTACAGCTTGCGATGAGTTACAAGTAATACGTGCTGGGGCATTCGATTATTTACAAAATGTCACTACGTTTGGTTTTGCGTTTTATAACTGTTTATCGCTTCAATTGATACCTGATAATTTATTTAAATATTGTACGCGCGTTGTTAATTTCAGCTATGTATTCTTATCTTGCGGGAGTTTGCAATATATACCTACAGGATTGTTTGACTACAACCCATTAGTGACAACATTTCAGTTTGCATTTAGATTCTGTACGTCTCTTAAAGAAATTCCGGCGGGTTTGTTTGATAACAATACGTTCGTTACATCATTTAAAATAGCGTTCGGAAATTGCTCAAAAATATTAACCGCGCCAACTGGGCTGTTCGATAACGCACCGAATGCGACAATTTTTGAAAGCGTATTTGTAGATTGCTTGCTTATGACTTCTGACATCAATGATATCTTCCCGCTTGCTGAATATAACGCAATTAAAGACTTGTGGTGGGCGTTTAACAATTGCCGGTTATTGCGCGGTAGTGCACTTACATTTATAGATAAAGTGACGAATGTAACAATCAAGACAAAGGCATTTACGAATGCGTCTAGTTTGTCAGATTACAATCAAATACCCGCAGCTTGGAGGTAATAAATGGTATCGCTGGCAGTGATAAAAGAAAGGATAGATTACCAACAGACTGATGAGAATTTTATAAATTATCTCAAAATATTAAATATGAATGGTGTGATTGTTTTTAGCGAAAATGACATATCAAAAAAGAGGGGGAAACTTTTCGCATCAAAGTATTTATATAATCAAATAATTTCAGTGTACGGCAATGAAACTCCGGAAAAGGAAATAAAAATTGGATAACAGATTTTTTAAAGTGCCGTTCGCGTCAAACGGTGACACGCAAACAATTCAAGACGAAACAGATAACGAGGGGTTTGTTAGTTTTAATGAGGGCTGGGGCGGGGACTACGAGCGTGACTTGAGGACAGACACCCGCGCCAAGCCGGTTGGCCGTAAAGAAATGAATTACGTATTAAATGCGATAACACGAAATATTCGGCAGTATCAAACTACGGGCTTTCCTGAGTTTATTACAGCGGCAGATAATAACGGGGCGGCGTTCGCGTACGGTGCCGGCGTTGTTGTCATGTACAACAACGCTCTCTATCTGTCACTTGTATCGAACAATGTAAGCGTTCCCGGATCTGATGAAAGTACATGGCAGGTGTATATTCAGCGCGAAGCAACGGAAGGGGAAACCCTCGCGGGGGTGAGTGCGATTAGTGCGATCACGCCGCGACGATTAAAATTAAAAACGGATATCATCGAAAATAGTATTACTGATATTAGCAGTTCATTAAGCCGTGTCGGTAATCTGCAAGTTGCACAAGTCTATTTAGAGTCGTCTGGAGTTGTCACTTTAACTGTTCCGACTGACTGTGTGCAAATATTGCTCATTGGTCGCTACGTTACTGACGGCGTAGAAAGCCGGGATCGCTGGGATAGTACTATCTATGCGAATGGAGAGCTTGTTGATACGACGTCATTTTATGGTTTTGTCACGGGCGGCAGTGGCCACGGACACCACCGGCGGGAATTTCTACCTTTTAGTAAATTAATTGATATGCAAGTACTGGCAGGAGACCCAATTAATTTTCAATACACAAGCAATCGCAACAGTAATACAACATTCACAGTTTTCTACATTCAGGGCGTGAGTACTGAAGAGCCTGATCAGCCATCAACTATCATCATTTCACCTTTAAATAGCGTAATAAATGCGGGGACTAGCCAACAACTGATCGCAATGGTCCTGCCATCAAGTGCCGCCGCTGAATACCCTGTTGCGTGGCAAGTATCCGACCCGGCGCTGGGAACTATTGACAGCAACGGCAGGTATTCCGCAAATGTTGGAGCCAGCGGCACACAAAGCGTTATAGCTAGCGTTTCCACGGGACTGGCGTCCACAGCAATAATAACGCAACACATTTTTCTTACTGGGATCGAGTTCGGTGATGTTCCAGCAAATTTAGTCGCTGGGAATACTTACACAGTACCGGTTACTTATACCCCCGCGAATTACACAGAGGCGATACTCACATCATCATCAGACTCAACGAGTGCGACATTATCAGCACTCGGAACGCTATCAATCAGTAACGCCGGTTCGACAACGTTATCATTGTCAGGCGCAAATTCTGGCATTACAAAATCAATAACGATTGTTGCTGTAGATGAAGAAACGCCGGATGTGTTTCTTAAAATTGAAAATAACTTATCTGATGTGTCGAGCATATCCGAGGCCCGAGAAAATATTGGCCTGGGCGAACTGGCAACTAAGGATTCGCTAACCGCTGGCGATGTAGGAGCTGTTCATATTGCTGATGTAGCGATAGTTGCAGAGTTGGATTTAAACAGCATGACGGGGCCGGGGGAGTACTTTCAAAACATATCGAGCAACGCTCTACTGAGTTTAAATTATCCGATCAACGTGGCAGGGGCGTTAAAGGTTTACAGGACAGGTGTTGATGAAGTCGGATGCCGCCAGGTGTACATGCCCTATAACTCAACTTCTGAGTACAGGCGCTACGCGTACGGGGATCCGCTAGTGTTCTCTGCATGGATTGAGAAATAAAAAACCGGGCTTAACTGCCCGGCCTATTCATTCATATTGGGTTTGATGTTTTGGTGATAACGCGGGAATACGGGGGGGGATCGCGGTGATTTTTGAGGTCAAAACGGACAGGTAAGTTATTGATGTATAATGACTGAAATGTTGTGTTTTGTCGTATAAAGTCGCATGTTTATTGAACGCTTATTTCAATATCTAATTGATATATAGAATAATTATTTATTTTTCACGTCCTTTAGCAAGAATAAGGCGTACGGTCATAATTAGGTTGCTGCCATCTAGGTAAAAAAGAGCGATATTGTCTGAGTATGTGCTAGAAAATGCAAACTATCACGCACAGATGAGGGACTGATT